ATGAGCCAAGTTACTTTTGATACATTGAAATTTGTAGAAACACTTGAGGCGGCTGGAGTTTCAAAGGCTCAAGCGAAAGCGTTCTCTGTTGCTGTGCAGGAATCGCACGACACACTGGAATTAGCAACTAAGCGCGATGTGAGTGATTTACAAAAAGAAATAGATTCTAAAATCGACAAACTAGGCTTGCAGCTTACTGTTCGACTTGGTGGTATGATGGTTGTCGGCTTTGGTGTTCTGGCTGCTATAGTTAAGTTACCTCTATAACAAAGTGAAATTAAAAGACGACCACCTATTCGAGCTAGGTGGTCGTCTTTTTTATTGTGCTTGATAAATTATTGATGCTTATTTAAAGGGTTGAGCACCAAGGCCTCTTCTAAGTGATCTGGTGCTAAGTGCGCATACCTCATTGTTGTTGTAATTTCACTATGCCCTAGCGTATCGCGTAATTTTACGATATTCCCCCCATTCATAACATAATGACTAGCAAACGTATGTCGCAATACGTGTGTCATCTGCCCTTTTGGTAGGCTAATTTCGGCTTTGCCTACTGCAACCCTAAAGCTTGTTAAGCTATTTAGAAACATTCGATTATCATTAACTGGCTTTAATTTGGTTAATTCATCAAATAGCATCGAGTTAATAGGTACGGTTCTGTTCTTATTCGATTTCGTATTTAAGAACGTTACCTTATGGTCTCGAATTTGCGATGGCTTTAAATTTTCAGCCTCACCCCATCTAGCACCAGTTGCTAAGCAGATTTTAACAATATACACCAATGAGCGATTTTTAAATGTACAGCACACTTCAAGTAATCGCCCAATCTCATCATGGCTTAAATAACGCAACTCCCCTTCTCTCTCTTTAAATTGACGAATTTTAAGAAGCGGGTTCTCGTATTTAATCACACCAAGTCTATCAAGCTCATTAAACATAGCTCGCAAGTACGAATGTTCGCGGTTGATCGTTGTTGTACTCACTTCAACTGTTCGCGCTTCTCGATACTTAGCAAACTGCTCAGCTTTCAAGTCGCTGCCAATAGGGTTCCCTAAGCGCTCAGATATTCTATACAACAACTTTCTTAATCTAACGTGATCACGCAACGTCTTACCATGCATGCGGTACCAGATCATTATTAGTTCATCTAGCGTGCGCATATCCTTATTTGGGTTATTGCGCTGCGCTTGCATTGCTAATCTGATCTCATGGTTTTTTGCATCGCGCTCCAGGTGAAAAAACTTCCCTGGCTCCATTGTCGAATAGTAGCCATTCTCACTACTTTCAATCATAGAATACCCCATGAATAATATTTTTTAATACAAGTAATTACGCTCGCTTTTCCATCGTTTCTGCGTCGATAATTCCGCATTGCGATAGAATAGAAAAATCGGGACAGACCTGACCCGACTCGGGTAGGGTTTTACCTGTCATCAACCAGTATGTGTACTTCTCAAATCGTTCGTTATTTGTAATTAACATTAAATTCTCCTCGCTTAACGCTCTAGTTCCTTGTTCGTAATGCCTTAAAGAGTGTATCGATATACCAGTTAATTGAGATAGTTCAGATTGGCTCATACTTTCTGCAAGCCTTATTGCTTTAATTCTTTTTCCTAAAATCACACTTGACCTCTATAGCCCATATGCGCTATATTCACCATAACCCAAACGGGCGACACAATGAAATAACACGAAATAACACAAAATAACACGAAACGTTAAAGGGTATCACAAATGGCAGCTTATGTTCAGTCGATAGGAAAGTTCTGTGAAGAAACAGGGATGTCTAGACGATCTGTAATTATTCGCATGGATGCAGGGGATATTCCTGAGATCCCAAGAGAAGGCGGTAAAGGCACCAGATACATAGATATGATTGAGTTTAGAGAGCGAGTTACCTCAGGTCAGTTTGTTTTGTCTGATTTATCTAGGTTATCAAAAGACAAGAAGCGTTCGGGTGTAATTGACGCATAACCATTTAATTAATAGAGGTTTACGGTGATTTCAGTACAAATATTCTCAGTAACAAAGCACAAACCAATTAGCATTGTTCCTGCTCATGAATATTCGTCGAACTTCTACCGCGCCATCGTTGAGATGGAAATAAAACACAATAAATTCGCTGAGGAAATGCTCATATTTCCCCATGAAAAAATCGCCATTATTACGTTAAACAACGACCAACAGGTTGTTATTCGAGAGAATACGGATCATGACAAGCACTAGCGCACTTACTGTTGTATACAACGGATTGCTTCAAGGTTATCAATTCCAAATGGAAGCCATGAAAGAAAATGGAATGCCTGACAGCTCTTTTCATTTCCGCTCTGAAAAAATGCGCGAAAGCCTAACAAATCAAATCGGCTCGTTATCTCAGATGGCTTACGATTTAGGTGAGCATGATCTAGCTTCAACGCTTTTATCTGTAGCTACAGAGTTTGGCTCTGACGCTACCCCACCAATGCCTCTTTAGTTCAGGGTTGCATTATGAATATTTCCCTAGCTTCACTAGCTAAAGCATTTTGCATGCTTGTATTGCTTTCGTGTGCGATTACATCTGCATATCTAACGTATTCATTCATGTACGAATTAGGCTCTGCCATTGGTGTGGCGGCTATATTTGCGATTATTGGGATCACTCTTGATTTGGTGAAAACCATTTCACCTACTTTTATACCCACTGTCGCTAAACAGAATTCACTTATTGCCCTACTTCTTGTTGCCCTAACAGGCTCTCTTATGGTGATAAGCACCATAGCTTCTATCTCAGCGATTGAGAAAGGCGCAAATCAAATGACGGTAGTCACTAAGCAGAACGTGGCCATAACCGAACAAATCAACAATAAGAAACTGGAGTTAGAAAACTTACAGTTACTTTCTAAGACGCAACTTAGCGCAAACCAAATATCAAAAGCAGATAAAACGGCAGCAACGGTTTCTCGTGTAACTAACGAGCTGAATGCACTTTATCACACGCAATCAAACACAAAAGACTCTTCAATTTTGAGCCAGTACGACTCAAAAATCACCTTGTTTATAGCGGTATCTATCGAGGTGGTTTCTGTCGTCATGGCTCTCACTTTACACTCATTAAATACACTTGAGGCAAGTGTAAGAAGTGTATCAAGCCCAGTAAATACAACGGTTACACCGCCAAGTGTAAGTCAGCAAATTCAAAGTGCATTACCAAGTGTAAGCACAGACAAAACACTTGAGATGCACTTTGCTGCAAGTGTTTTAAGTGAAGCGAAAGAGGCTATTTTAAGTGGCGCAGTAAAACCTAGTTATCGAGGGTTAAAAGCGGCTTTTGGAATACCACAAGAGCAAAGTAAACAGATATTAAACCTACTGCACCAACAAGCCATTTTAGAACCTTGGAATAACGGCGGTTATCGCTTGAGGGCTACATGATGCTGAGTTTGGAAGCTTTCTTGGTAAAAATGACGATTGCTTACATGCAGAATCATAACAGCGCCCCTGTTGACTCGCAGTTAGCGGGTTGGACTGAATTATATAAAAACTATTTAGGTGCAGCATCATGACCCAGCAAGAATTTATCGCAAAGATGGCGATTGCATATATGCAACATCATGGCTGCGAACCAACGGTTGCTCATTTGGAAGGTTGGGCAAGCTTGTGGCATGTCACATCCAGAGTGGCTTATTAATGAAGACAATCTCAGTACGCAATAAATGTTGCCGATTGTGGCATAGATGGAAGGTGGAAGACTCCTACAGTTCTATCACTTATCAATCATGTAGAGACTGCTCCGCAAGAGCTGTTGAGCACACATGCAGTGACATTAAGTTAATTGATTGGGGTTGGTTTTTTCATGGAAGGAAATGCTTTAAAGAGGATCGCGACAATGTGTAATTGCTTAAATGAAACGTTAGCGGAAATAACGGAAAAGATTACAGATATCCTGCCTAGAGAGACGGATAAATCGACACTTAGCGTTGAGTATAAAAATAAACTCCTTCGATTTGATGGTAAAGAAAATAACGTGATGATTGGGGTTTCTTTTGATTATTACAAAATTAAAAAAGACACCACTCGCGCAAAAAATAAAACAAAAGGCAATGTCAATCTAGCCATGAGTTACTGCCCTTTCTGTGGCGATAAGTACCCATAAAATAAACCAGCAAGGTGATAAAACATGAAAGCTTGGACAATGCCAGAAGCTGCAAAACAGTTTCCTGTTGGTGCAAAAGTTAAGTACTACCCGTTAATGGCAAATAAAAAGAATTTCTTTGAAGGGACTGTTACTAGTGAGCCTTGGATTGTTTGTGGTGAGGTGGTGCTTAAAGTCTCAGGCACTGTTGGTGGTTTGAGTGTTGATCATTTGGAGTTGTCAGAATGAAACCAATCACAAGTAAGCAAGAATTTTTAATGTTCATGACTTGTAATTACATAAAAGAAAGTGGGTTAACACCAAAAACGGCACGGCTCGAATGTTGGGCTGAGATATATGAGTCATACCTGACAGAAAACATCGAAAAGAGAAGTTGGAAGCATTACATCTCAGCCTTTGCGCGCTTCTTGCTTGCGGGGTTTGTTATATCCATTCCGGCAATGTTAATTATTTCCATCGCTTTTACGTTGTCTGGATATGAATCATTAATAGTTGCCCATGCTGCTCTTATTGTATTGCAACTGACTTATGTATCGTCAGCTATCGACTTGATCACCAAGTTTATAGCTCGTGGGTTAGTAAGGAAGAAATTATGAAAAATATCCCATCAATAAAAACAAGCTACAAAGAACTCCATGCAGCCGTTCGCACAGAAGGTGTTCTTGCTCTTATTGCGGTTCTTGATAAGGCTCGCGCAAAACACGGAGCGATGGTTGCGTGTGATTTATCTGAAAAAGCGCACATTGTTTTTCATAGAGAAACGGAAATAAAACGCCGTGAGCCGTTATCTGAACGACTAGCAACGTATAAGCGCCAAAAGCAACTCAAGTACCGCACTTATACCAATGCAGTAATTGGTGTTGATACATCTTTGTGGCAATAAAGCCAAGGTGGGTATAGGTATGAAAACAACAAATAAACCAATGACAACCAAACAAGCTTACAAAAAGATTTACTCGGCCAGTCGAGGTGGCGGATTGCTTGAGTTACTGCTTGTTGTCGATGAAGTGGAAAAGAAAAGCGACCACTTTACCTCGCGTAAAATCGTAGGCTGCATAGATCGTATGCGTAATGAAAACAGACCCTTAATTGAATTTGATTTAGAAATGAGGCTGCGTTGTTACAAGCATCAAAAGAGCAAAGAAAATCAAAATAAACAATGGTTACAGAGTCCCTGCAGTTGAGTGATGAAGGTAAAAGTTGATATGAAAACAACAAATAAGCCGGTAACAATTAAACAGCTCTACAAGGATCTGTATTCAGCAAAGCGATTTGGCCAAATGCTTTTAATACATGACGCTGTTCAGCGAGCAGTATTGGCTTGTGGTGCGCGAGCTGCGGCCAGATTAGCGCAAAGTGCTGAACGCGTTTACCGATGCGAAATGAATGTATCTCAAACTCACGATGCATTCCCTTTAGAGCTGCGATTATGGCTCTATAAGAACCGTGATCATCCAGTAAAAATCAACATGAACAACGGCAGCAGCATTACCTTTATTAAATAATTTAAGAGATACACAGTGAATACACCCAAGCACATTAACGACACAAATAAGCACAGTGAGCAACCGCTCGCTGCGCTTAGTCGTATGCGCTCGGAAAGTAACGACACGGCACCTCTTGAATTAAAAACAAACCACTCTCGCAAGTGGGCTATTGCTCCAGTTTGGCATCCGCAAGAATCTCTTAACGCTGAGCTCGAAGTTATCCCTTATGCACAGCGCAAGAAGAAACACATACCAACACTGAACCGTAAAGTGTTCAATACTATCGAAAAGCACGGCGCATGGGTAAGTGCTCAGTGGCCATGTTTAGTGTATAAGCTAATTGAAGTTGGTATGCGCAAGCGTAACCTATCATTTAGATCTGATCATAAACAAAACATCGAGAATACCCTGCGTTGGATTTCATACAACTCAGATGCTGTTACTGGCTGCATTAACGTAACACGCTTATGCATTGAGATCGGTAAAGAGATCAATGTATCAAGCTCTACTATCTCATGGATCATGAAAGAGCTAGTTATTATGGGGATCTTGTATGAGCCAGAGCACAGTGGGCAATCAATCCAGGATATAATGCATGATGGCCGCCTACCAAGAACGTTGTGTGCAACACCGTTGTACTACGAGCTGATGGGTGTTAAGAATGAAGAACTTGAACGCTTACGTTCAATCGAGATCCAACGCCGACAAATAGAGGCCGCCAAACGCTATGAGCAGTACGATGCAGACATAGCCTTAAAGACATACTGCCAAAGCAACATCCTGCGCGTATGGGAGCACAGGCACGCACAAGCAACCTCAAGTTACACCATCAAACTGGCAGACATGAAGCCAGTGGATCGTCTTACCTACATCTCTCGCAAACTGGTTGAGCGCATCAAAGGCAAAGGCTGGGAAGTTAGCACAGACATCGCTAACATCACCAAGATGGCCAACAACCTACTAAGCCGCATGGGGCTCTCTGTTAAGCAGAGCGAGCTCTCACCCCCAACACCCTAATCTATCGTTACCTTGTCACGCTCTTAGTTGAGTGGGTGTTGTTACGTCTGTTGTTTATTGCTGTATGAAAAGTAAACGATAAGTACCAGTGACGCGATCCATTATGGCCACATTGAGATCCTTTTTAGATCGTGTTTTATCACTTATCAACAGATGTCGGAATAGCCCCCTTTTTAGATGGGTATAGCCCTTTTGTTAGTCCTGCTAATATTCCTTTGTTATATATTTCAAAAATATCTAACTCCAACAGTGCCTGTTGTTAAAAATACTTCCCATTAATTTTTAAGTGAGTTCATACGAAAATAGAAACCACAGTGGTAAAAATTAACGGGCCCCACAGCCAACGTTTACCACCGCACAACAACGCAGGTTTACCTGTGTTCGTTGGCTGCGCTGAAAGTGCTTTTTGTCATTCGACAGGAAGACTGGACTCACCCTGCTTGATGGAGTGGTATTTCTTATCGCTACGCGATGATTCTGGCATTAAAAGAAAGGCAAGATCTAGATTGTAGGTAGACTTCAAGTTCTACGGCTTACTGTGGGGTTTTACTGTAATAAAGCGTATAGGTTTAGAGATTAGAGCAATAAGAGCGCCACGTGCGCACTGTGGGCTTTGGTGGTAAAAATAAAGGTTATCCCTTGATTGTAAATTACGCTATATTTCTGGGGAATCCCCAGAAATATTAAGGAAATAAAAATGAAGCCCAAAGATGTGTTTATTGAACTACAAAAGTCCACCTCGCTCTCTAACTTCGCCTGCGCGGAATATCTTGGTATCAGTGAAGCGTCTGTCCAGGACAGAAGAAATGGTCGATATACACCCAAGAAAAGTGAGCTCATTGCTCTTGCTGTTTATGGTTCAGTAGCGGGTGATAACGCCTTGAATTTCTTGCGAAAATTAACAGGAAAATAATGTGATTTTCTGTCGAAAAATGCAGCATTAGCAGATCGCAAATGTTATAATAAAGCCTTGATTTACATTAGAAATGGTTACTATTTCTAATGTAATTTACCCTTAAAAATCAAGGTGAATTACATGGCCGCAAATCACAATAATCGTCGCCATCGGTACATGATAGTGCTTCGCGCATCAGCTATAACTGGTGCCGAGTCACATCATGAGTTTATGCTGGATACTGAACATCAATATGTCACTAAAAAAGATCTTAATAAGTGTAAAGAGATGTTGAGTAACATGCCCGAACGGCTCGAATTCGCTGTCGTTCAATCTGTCTCTTACCTTGGTTTCACAAGTGAGAGTGAGTTCCATGGCAATGTGGATAGTGATAACTAAGAGGTTAACGCATTGAGTCGTACATCTATGATTGAGTGCCCTAAATGTCTATCCAAAGGACGCGTTGCTAGTTCAAGACGGGTAACGCCAGGATTGCGAGAGTTGTACTGTCAATGCATGAATTTGAACTGTGCAGAAGTGTTCGTTCTGCACCTATCACTCTCTCATTACCCAAAGCGCACCGGTGGAAAACCTAACCCTGAATTGCAGCCTGAATTGTGCAGTGATGATAACCAAGTGGATATGTTTGATGAATAAGAGCGATATATTACTGCGCTTTGTAGGCGAAGCCTTAACGAGCGCGATGTTTACTGGTGAAGATCAGATATTCCTATCTGCATCGAAAGCGGAAAGTGAAAAGATCCGAGTTCACTTTATGAGCATCGTTGAACTTACAGGAATTAAAGAAGATGAAGGTTCTATCACAATACCCAACGGAGCAACCATATCTTTTGTGCTTACAGATACTCAGACGTCAGGTGGGCTTCTTGGTCATGTGTATGCAATAAATTGCTTTAATGAGACTAATTTTTCTTATGTTCATGCGTTAGTTTCAGGATGGACGATACATAAAGGGTATCGCGCCGTCTTTTACTCAGAAGAGTAAAAAGCAAGAGCTACAGAAATGAAGTTAATACTGAAAATTAAATAAATTTAAATACACCCAAAAACGAACGATTGCGATCTTGAAGGTCTGCGTAATAACTGCGATAATGGCAAAGATTTTCTTTTCTTATCAATGTGTTACGCGCACTTCTTTTGCGTATTTATGCAGCTCCTATTTTTCGTTTTTTAACCGCGCTGAATTTCGGTGCGGAGGGGGGGGTGAGCCGACGCAAGGGTATGTGCGTGCCTCGCCGACATAATTATGCGATGCCATGCATGTGTGCGGAGAATGAGAAAGTCATGTGGGAAAGAAAGTACGAACAAGGGCGATGGAATGGCCTTGCGCTCAACATACTGAGCACCACCATTGATGGAGGTAAACGACTGCACATCAGTGAGATCCCTTACGCTGATTTGCCAACCATTAAAGTCATGGGCAGCGCAGCCAGTAGCTTTGCGCTTGAAGTGGTAATGGTCGGTGCTCACTCCTTGGTCGACGCTAATGCCCTGCTTGCTAACCTAGATAAAACACCCAAGGGTGAACTCGAACATCCGTGGCTTGGTGAGCTTCCTCTCGTCTTTGAAACCTATTCCCAGAAGATTGATACTAAACTTGGTTTAGTCACGCTATCCCTCTCTTTTGTTCGCGGTGGCGAGCTGCCTGCGCTGAGTTCAATAGTCACCTCTGGTGTTGTGTTTGATGCATCCGTGCAATCCGATGAAGTGATTGCGGTTTCATCTACTACGTTCGCAACGGATGTTGATGCTGCAAGTGTGTCGGACATGGAGACACTGCGCGCGCGCTTCACTGGTCTTGTGACAAGCTTACAAGGTGTCGCCAGCCGGTTGTCTATCCCAAGCCAAACGCTCTCGCAATTAAACCAAGAGCTAAACAGCGCGCTTGTTGCCATCTCAAGCATTGCTAATGCACCTATGCAATTTGCAGAGCAACTCAGTAAGACCATAAAAAGTGTTGCTAAGGCGGTACGCTCAGAAGGGAAGAATGTGAGTGTATCGGCAAGCTCAAGCAGTCGACTTGCCAGTGAGGCGATAGACAACTCGCGCATGGCGCAAGCTTCTATGCTTGAGTTGATTGATCATGATGTACCTAGTGCGCATTTCAATGTGCAACTGGTCGTTGCGGCAGTGCTGATGAACAAAGACATTGCAGAGCTTACACAGCGTGATGGCTTTGATGTTGTGCAATCAAGCACGCAACCCCTATTTATCCTGAATGATTTACATCGTATCACTTCAGAAATGGAAGCTCGCATAGGAGATGCAACTCGCGTATCCACACTTGAGAGTCTTGAGTTGTTCAATGCACTTGTGGTGCTAAAAGATGGGATTGGCGCGCAGGTTGGTAAAGTAACCAAAGGAAGCGTACCAACTCGACACAAAACATTGCCACGACCAGTGCCAGCACTCACGCTTGCGTACCAATGTCACTCAAATGCAGAGTTAGTAGTAGCATTAAATCCAGCTCAACATCCGCTGTTTTTATGTGATGTGGTTGCGATAGAGGTGGCATCATGAGTCGATTGACCTTGTTTATTAGTGGGCAACGTATTCCTTTTCTGAGTGCGGATGTAAGCTTTTCTATTGAGCAGCTCGCGCACACTTTTACCTGTAGTATTGCGCCTATGGTGATCACAAAACCCTTATCGGTAGAGTTTAAACTCAATGATAAACGCATCTTCATTGGCGCTATTGATACTGCGAGCTCAAACACCGCAAGCAGTGAGTTTGCTATGAGCCTCTCAGGTCGCTCTTTGAGTGCCAATATGATTGATTCTAAGATCACAATGGATGCGGTTTATGACCAAGCGTTAGGCGCATTGATTGCTAGTGTTGCTAGTGATTTTGGTTTAACCGTGACTTCACTTGTCGATACCTCTGCGCTTGGCGTGATTGAAGAGTTTCAAATTAATGCAGAATCACCTGTCGATAACTTTTCGCAATTGGCTAAAGAACAAGGGGTAATACTGATTGAGCGCAACGGTGTGCTGACCATTGAAAACCCTGCACATGCCACCCTACAAAGGGTGCGTCTTGAGGTGGGAAAAAACATTAAATCAATCACTATCGATCGCAATTTCACCAAGCAGTTTTATCACATCGAAGTGCAAGGACAATGGAATGACGCACATGCAGTAGTTACTTATGCACCGGCGAATACACAGCGTAAAATGGTGATTGTATCCGACCAATTGCAAAGTGCCGCTTCCTGCAAAGCTCGCGCAGAGTACGAACGCGACTTGGCCATCGCTCAAGGTCTAACGGTATCCACCTCGATACCTGGTTTGTTTGATGAGCTAACTGGTGATGCGATTAATCGCATTATTCCCGTTATTGATACGCGCCAACAATTCAATGAGCAAATGCTCATCAAATCATTAACGCTGTCAGTCAATGATTCAAGCTCTGAAACCAAGATTGAACTCTTTAGACCGTTTGAGGAGAAAGCCGATGTTTAATCGTGTGATGAATCGCATTAAGAACCTTTTTGCTATTGGTGATGTCACCGGTGCGGACACCAAGGTTCTGCAGATAAAAACCTCAACAGGCAAAATTAATGATCGTATTAAGCGATTACATAACTATGGTTTTATGAGTCACCCTAAGGTGGGCTCGCGCTCGTACTTATTGTTTCTGGGTGGCGTTCGCAGTCGTGGGGTGTCGTTTTGTGTGGAAGATGAACGTCATCAAATGGAATTAGAAAAAGGCGATGTGGCCATGCTTGACGATAAAGGCAACCTGATTCATTTCACCAAGAATGGGATCGTAATTAAAACCAATGAGAAAGTTGAAATAAACGCAGAGAAAGATGTCAGTGTGACAGCAGGCGGTGACATTTTAGCTAAGGGAAAAAACATCAAATTAAATGATGGTACTGGTGTTATTACTTGCGAAAGTATTTGCCCGTTTACGGGCGGTCCACATGTCGATGGCTCTAGTGTTGTTTTTGTGGGGAAAGCCTAATGCCATTAGATAAAAGTTCACTGAAAGCCAAAATCGTCAAAGAGATGAAAGGGAAAGGCATGGTGACTGAAGGTGAATTCGCTAAAGCGGCGGATTTAGCCGAAGCTATTGCCAATGCAGTGGTTGATGAGATCACCAGTAACGCTCAGGTCATCGTTGCAAGCGGGAGCTCTGCGGGGAGTTATAAAGTGTCATGAGTCATTTTAATCTAAGTGCCTTAACCGCTCCACTAACGAGCGTTGATGGACTCACTCACGCCGTGCTGCAGAGTGTATTAAACCATGCCCCATCCACACAGAACGACCGTGCACGCATGAAAAGTGATGAGCGTGGCGGATGTTGGAATGAAGACTATGTGCGCGCCATTGGCTCACGTGATTGGACGCTGGCTCGTGAAAAAAACACACCACAAACCCTGATTCGCACACAGCGATTTTATGAAGACGCCCTGGCGTGGTTGGTTGATGAAGATCATGTTCGCTCTGTACGTGTGGATGCAGTTGCGATTACAAGTACTACCATAGGCCGAGAGGTCATCATTACCACTAATGCCAATGAATTATTAAAGGTGCCATTATGAGTACGCAGCGCAGCCTCGCCACTTTGGTTGAGCGAGCAAAATCCACGCTTGTTGCTAAGACAGGTCAAAACAACCCTGCAATAGATGCCATCGCTTGTGCGATTGCAGGGGTGAGCTATGGGCAGTATGGCTATCAAGATCAACTTTTTCGAGAGTTATCCCCTGAAACCGCCTCAGAGCCGTGGTTGTATCTTCATGCTAAGCGTTACGATATAGAGCGACTATTAGCTAGTTTTGCTCGCGGATTGGTTCGATTTGAACAGCTTGCTGGTGTCGTTCAAATCCCCAAGGGAACCATTGTTGTTAGCTTGCTTGGGTGTGAGTTTATCACTATAAAAACTCAATATAGCAATACAGATATTGAAGTTGCTGCTCTCAGCTCTGGCATTTCAAGCAACCTACCAAATGGCACAATACTTACCCTGCCTAAAGCTATTAGTGGCATTAGTCCCAACAAGGTGCTTTGTCTTGGTATAAGTGGCGGTGCTGAGGTTGAAGATCTTGAGCATTGGCGTCAGCGCATCTGCACAGCATTCAACAAAGGCATTCTTGTGGGGTGTCGTGATGATTACGAAGCGTGGGCGCGCTCAGCTCATGCTGATGTCGATTATGCATGGGCGATAGACAATACGCCTGAGCGTGGAATGGTGCAGGTCTTTATTGGTGCGAGAGAAAATAACCCAACATTATCCCAAGAGGTTATCGATGTCGTGCAGATGTATTTTGATACGGTTCGCCTTGCAGGTTGCCATCCTATCGCGCAATTACCAACACCTAGACCTATCTCGATTGAAATTCAGAATGTGCACGATGAGCACATTCAAGCCAGTATTGTGGCTGCGCTTGAAGCACTATTTAGAAGTAAAATGGGGCAGCGTGATGACTCCGTCACACCACCAAAACCCGTCTCGATATCGCCTACTGAGCTTGTGCTTACTATCGCTCCAATAACCAACAATTACATCGTCAAACAGCCTACAGAAGAGCAATTTATTACCAATAGCGAAATACATATTCTTGGAGAAATAACGTGGACACCTCAGCTTTAATTGTTGAACGTAGCGAAGAAGAATTTGCGCAGGCCATTCGTCAACTGCTACCTAAAGGTCAATATTGGCAAGAGAGCGATAATGCCGAATTAACCGCACTGATTGAAGGTATGGGCGCGGAATTTAAAATCACACACGCTGAAGTTCAACTGGCCCTATTAACTGGATTTGAAGGTGATCTCTTTGGGTGGCGATTATCCGATTACCAAGCCTTACTTATCGACTGTGATATCAAAGGCCGTGTTCATGACACTCAAGCCTCACCCAATCTTATTTTCGTTTCCCTTTTACCAGGAGAGCGCAGTGAGAAAGCGTGGCGAGAGTTTGAGCGAGTACGCTTGCCACATACTGCCATTCAGTGGATATATAACGCATCAACCACGCTGCAGGTGCAACTTGGAAATGCACGATACATTAGAAACACCCATACGCATAAGGCAACGTTATGAGTTTATTAATCACCGATGCAGGTATTGCTGCATCCATTCAGGCATCCAATCTTGGTGTGAGTTACAAAATCACTCACATTGCAATGGGTGCATCCGGATATGCACCAACCCACAATCAAACGTCATTGCGCGATGAAATCGTGCGACGCCCTATCACGCAAGGCTCAATACCTGCACTAGGTCAGCTGCACTTTGAAGTGTTATTTGATGGTGATATCGAATACGAAGCACGAGAAATAGGCTATTTTCTAGAGGATGGAACCCTATTCGCGGTTGATAGCCGAGAGGGCGACATCATATCCATAAAAAGATCGGATACCGCCATTGCTGAAGTGTTTGATTTAACCTTGTCAGGCTCTGAAATTAACACGATCACCGTAGAGATACTTGGTGCAGCAAGTGCTACTGAGCGTGTTGCAGGTATAGCTAAAATAGTAACGAATGAACAAGTCGATGAAGGGATAGATGACACCAGTTTTTTGACCATCAAAAAACTGCTTCGGGCATTTGATGCGCCTTATCTCATCAATAAATTGATGAATAACTTATGGCTAGGGCTTGCTGCGAAGATTTGCCCTGTTGGTGCGTCATTGCCATGGGAAAGTGATATTGCACCAGAGGGTTGGGCTATCCGAAAAGGACAAGCTTTTGATTTAGTCGCATGTCCTAAACTCGCAAAAATTTGGCCTGATGGAATGATTCCAGATATGCGTGGAAATGGTTTTATTGGTAAAGAAGAAGGTGAAATTGTCGGACTGTTTGAAGAAGGTGAAGTTAAAAGCCATGGACATGAAGGTTCTAGTGTTGGCTCTACAGATTTAGGTAATAAAACAGCGAGTATGTCAGGGGGGCATGTTCATGGCGTTGATTTTTGGACAGCCGCAGCCCATGGTGGTACTAATCCCGCTGGTTTTCTTCAGGTTGGGGGGCATTTTACTCGCAATACTCACAATGCTGGGGATCACGAGCATTCAGTATCAATCGGCTCTCATGCCCATACAGTAATGATTGCTCTATTTGGCGCACTTAAAAACACCATCAATCATCGTAAATGTAACTGGATAGTGAGATTAGCGTAATGACTCAATTTTTTAATAAATCTCAAAATGTAGATGTTTCCCGTATTTCATCCGAAGGTTGGTGGTTAGAAAACTGTATTGAGCACGTAGTAAAAGGAACTGCATTAGGCTCTGACTTTACACAAGACATCTACACTCCGTCGAGTAATGGAATGATTGCTCGTTATGACCGAAATTTAAATCAATGGTCTGATGAAATTGAAGATATGACTTGGAAGTCATACTTTAATGGTTGTGGTTACTTGTTTTATATAGGTGAGCCAGAAGGTGATTATCCCGAATGGGCTATAAAAGAAACGCCACCTGAGTATGATAATGAAAAACAAACCGTGCTTTATGAGGGCAATGCTTGGAAAGTCTATAGTATTGAATTAGGTAAATCGTATTGGGATGGTGAAGCTAATGAGTTTATTATCTCAGATTACAATTTTACGCTTCCTGAAAAACACACCTTTACTGAGCCACCAAAAGCAGAAAAAGGCTTTGCCGTTCGTTTGGTTGATGGGCAATGGCAGCAGATTGAAGACCACCGAAACAAAATCATTTATAACTGCAGTGATTGTACTCAATCAGAGCAAGTAGAAGAGCTTGGAATAATCAAAGAAAGCTTCACATTCGATGAGCCAGTTACATTGCATGACGAATGGATTGATAGTCAATGGGTAACCAATCAAAGTAATAAATACATTGCTGATTTTAATCGAGTCGATGAGGTGCGTCGTGATTTGTATGCTCGCGTTTGTGACCCGCTCATTGCTGAAGCTAACATCAAGCGATTAATGGGCTATGAGCAAGAGGCAGCAGATATGGAAACTCAAGCATTAGCCGCAAGGAGCTGTATTCAAATGGATAACCCTTGGCCTGAATTGCTAATTTAATTACACCAAAACCCAATCCTTTGATTGGGTTTTTCTATATAAGCTATTTAGAACAACCACTCGTTTAACTCCTCGCACGCGCGATGTATTCTCAAGTTAAATTAATTACTTGAGATGGTTATGCCTGTAGAAGACATTGCTCGTATTGATACTACGATGAAACACTTGGTGGAATTAACAAAAGAGCAGAACAACACCTTGCACAAAGTTCTTGAAACTCTGACTGAAACTCGTACAAAACAAGAGTCTCACACAGAGCGCATCGGAAAACTTGAATCAGACAAGACGTGGCTAGTGCGACTTATCCTTGCGGCACTCATCACCTCCACATTTGCAGCAGTAAAGGCGATGTAATATGAATAGATTTAGTAAAACAAGCGCAGCGCGATTGGCCACTTGCCATCCTGATTTGATCAAAGTATTTACTCGCGTTCTTGAGATATGCGACTGCTCCGTTCTTTGTGGCCACAGAACAGAGAAAGAGCAAAATGCGCTACCAAGTAACAACACCCAAGTTCGCTACCCAAACAGCAAGCATAATTCATTACCAAGTAAGGCTGTTGATGCAACTCCGTATCCTTATGACGAAAAGGATCGCGAGCGCTTCAGTTATTTTGCGGGCGTAGTGATTGGTGTTGGTGCCTCAATGGGTATTCCCATTCGTTGGGGCGGAGATTGGGATAACGATTTTGATCTCAAAGACAATAACTTTGATGATTTAATGCACTTTGAACTCATTGATGATAACGCCTGAGAAATTTGATGCATGCCGTGTATGGCCACGATTAATGAGCCTCTTTGTTGGTTATATGTGGGTGGAGTTTAATAACTATTTTTTCTCCATCCCTATCAATGAACACAGTGAGTTTGCGCTCGTTCAGTATGCAGCAATCACCGGTGTATTTATTGGTTTCTGTAAGTTCTACATGGATACAGGAAAACGACTCAATGCAGATTAAAATAATCCTACTTATCCTGGTCTGTTTGTTTGGTGCTTTGTTTTTTGTTTATCGTGAAGGCTACGACAAAGGCTTTACGACTGCCATAGGCCAAATACAAACCCAAAATGCAAAACAGGTGGATACGGTGATTAAAAAGGCCAATGATGCTGTAATGAATGATGAGAAAGTCATGGATAAATTCATTGTAACACAAGCTGAATTTATCAAGAGTGTTGAGGCTATAAGTGCGCCTGTTAAGATTGATAAGAAACCACGCAAAGCAGCGGCGGTTGTGGCTAATAAAGAAGGTAAGCATGAAGCAAATAACGTTGTGCTGGTTGTTGGTATTGATGATAACGAGTTGTGCGAGCTACAGCGTCTCACAAGAGCCGCTAACGCCCATTAATAGACGAGTGGACAGTGCATTGTCTCTGCCTTGTGCAGAGCTTCCTGTGCCTAATAGCGTAGATAAAACCGCCCACTTCCAATGGAAGAAAGCGGTCATTATTTTATATCAGGAATGCCGCGCAAAGCATCGTGCACTACTGGAAACTATGCAGCGTTAGAGGGGGTATCTAACCCCTCATATTCTTTAATCGTAATAACACCCATTCCAACAAATTCATTAAGCTCACATGCGGACTCCAGTAGTGGCACGAGTTCATTCTTGTAAAACACCCTATCCACTTTGTTTAAATCACTGCTTGAAGAAAATCCCTCTCGAACAATACTCATCAACTCTAACGGAATACGATGACTGGCCAATACGTCATTGGTAGTCATGCTCTTGATGTCCTTAAAGGCATCTTTCGCTTCCACTTGACCAATTGGGGTCAGCTCTGGCTTTTTGCCATCATTTCCCTTCCCGTTCACGAACATGTTTTTAAATGCACCGTGCTTGGATAATTTTAATTTGATTTCTTTTTCTTGCTCAGGGGTCAGGTGTGGATCGTTCATATAGAGTAAATACCCTGCATGCGAGCCGTTAATGTAGTACTTGCGACGAAATAAGGTGGCATCTTCGTTTAGCCAAATAGAGCTTAATGCGCCGATGTATTGCGGTAATCCATACAACTCTTGAGAGACGTCGTATTCAGTTAAATGAAAGATCTGCCCTGCACGGTAGTCAATTTGCCCCTCATCACTGAACGCTTTTGGCTTATAGCAATACTCATCTATTTTTTCTTTACGGCGCATAAACAGTGCAGGTAAATGCTTAATGGCCACAATATCACGAAGCCCATTACGAACGACCTGAAGGTAGCCATTACCAAAGGTTAAAAAATCCGCCATAAAACGCTTAAAATCACGCTTTTTGAGTAAAGGATGCAACTCAACCGAGCTGCTGGCCATGTTGCCTTTTACATACAATGCAGATCCGTGCATTGGATTGGCTCGCACTGCCTTAGCAAGCGTATCAAGTGGAATGGGCGTTTCATATAAGCCATTAACAAGCGCTACTTCCATGTAGCTGAGAATGTCACAGCTCATGACGCTTTCGGGTGTATCAAAGGTGATCAAAATACGCTCCTTATGAGAATGAAATCGTGGTTGTGTTGTCGTTTAAAATATCAATCGGCTCCCAGTGCAGAACGTGCATTGCTGCCCATGCTAAATCGGCGTGCGATCCTTTTTTGGTTCGATTGGATACCATTGTGATCTGATTGCTCGCCTTGGTGGTGTGCTGTCGTATCATTAAAAAGGAATGAACCACATCATCCCAATCATCACCAAACTGAAGGCGGCCTGCGTTTATGATCTCCCGCGCCTTATATGCCATCATGCGCTTCACTTCGGGACTGTAATCCACCTCTTTTAAACTTGGGTAGAACTTACGCACCAATTCCGCAACCGCAGAGCCAACGCCGCCCACATCCATTTCCAAATGCACAACGTTGTATTTCTCAGTGATTTTTTTAATGGCTCTGGCTTGCTCTTCATAGCTCGATCCCTTTAAGCGAATGCGCTCTAAGAATCTAAATACACCGCCTTTCTTTTTCGGTTTTAGGCTAACAACAAGGCCGGCATCATCCGCGCCTTCACCTTGCCCGCCACCTCGCGGATCGTATCCAACTAACACCTCTGCATCTCCTGCCGGGTGCTCGCGCTCAAGATGAACATCTTTCCATTTTGAGGTGTTCGTTTTGCAGGCAAGTAATGCGGTAATGTTAAAAAAGGACGCAGAATCATCCAAAAACACACAGCGAAGCAAATTGTCAAAAATACTTTTAATTGGGTATTTACGGCGCAACTTATCCATATTGAAGAAGTTAGCCCCACCTTTAATGGCATCATCAATAGTAATAATTTGACGAAAAATACCATCCGCCCCCATCGAGCCTTTTTTCAGTGCCTTATGAGTAATGTCGATACCAAGCTCTTTCGGGCCAGACCATTTTGGATACGCTTCATGTGCTGTCGTTGATGGCGTTGATAGGTAGGTAGTTCGATACTTTGCATGGATAGACATGCCGCCAGCAAAGTCATCTAGCTCTTGGAATTTCGGGATCCAGAACACTTCATCAAAATATAAGTGGCCATTAAAGCCCTGACTGGTGCGCGCGTTCGTCGATAAGAAGTTTAAGCACGCGCCATTACTGAGCCATAACTCATCTTTACCTTTAAGTTCAACATCACCAATCTCTAACGCGAAACGACGGATGTAGTTTTTAAATATCTCACTCTGTTTACGTGAAGCGGATAAGAATATCTGGTTATCACCATTTAAAATCGCATCCTCAAAGGCTTCAAACGCAAAGTAATACGTAAGCCCTATCTGACGAGACTTTAAGTAAAAACGAAACTCGTTAATGCTGTCATTGCACTTATGCTCGCGAATATCTTTCTGGTATTGAAAGAAAGTTTTCTCACGAAACTCAGCGAGCATCTCGGCGGTGATACCTGAAATATCATTTTTAACTTTGTTGTTTGGGCGACCGCGATGTGTGCCGTTTCCGCCATTGCTTTGACTGGCTTTTCGTTTTTTACGCTCCGCTGCTTCATCGCGCTTGTGCTTTTGTTCAAGCAACATCTCAAGCTCGCTCAATTGCTCGGCGTGCTTTCTGTCAATCCATAACAAATACGCAATACGCTGACGAAGCATTAACTCCACCGGTGCATCATCACGCATTTTTTTCCAACCAAATTTAGAGATCCACTGTTGAACCGTTCGAGGGTTTACCTCTAATTCATCGGCAATCTCTTTGGTTTCGTACTGGCGCAAATACAAACCAAGAGCTTGGGTTTGCACTTGGTTATAAATGGGGTTTTCATCCAGATTTTTTTCTTTTTTACCCATAACTTTTCATTGTTAATCATCACTGAAAAATAGTGTGCTGCAAATGAGTCAATTACTCACTAACCAATTGTTCTAAATAGGCTATTTAGAAAAACCGACGCTTTTAAAAAGAGAGTTCATTCGCTAAATTGAAATAAGAAAACACAGGAGAGAGTGTGAATGTTTCAGTCAAAACCAATTTGTATTTTAAAAGCAGGGCCGACCATTGATGGTCGTAACATTGAACAAAAAATCATTGATGACATTGCGGAAACGTATAACCCAAAACTCTACAACGCACGCATCAATGAAGATCATTGGCAATACGGCCCAAAACTTGGAGATGTCTTATCAGTCGAGAAGCGTGATGATGAGTTATGGGCGGTACTTAAACCAAACTCAAGATTACTGTCCAATATTGAGCGCGATCAACTGCTGCATACCTCATGTGAATTTTATCCAGACTTTGCAAGCTCAGGAAGAGCGTACTTATCAGGGTTGGCCATGACGGATGAGCCTGCCTCGCTTGGTACAACACAAGTGCATCTCTCTGCAAGCAGCGACAAATGCAAAGGACAAGAAAGCTTATCAAGTGGTGCCACTGTCAGTCTTGAAATGCTGTCAGGCAAAGAGCATAGCGATCAAGAAACAAAAACATTACTAAAGAGATTCATTAATCTACTTGGTGTAAATCAATCAGTATCACTTTCAAAGAAAGTAGATGAAGAAGAGGAAGTTGAAATGAGTAAAGAGCTTGAAGCGTTACTTACCAAAATCACAGAGCAAAACGAAGCAAACACAACAGCATTAAGCTCATTGGCGGACGCGGTAACTAAGCTGTCTGCTAGCAAAGAAGAAACACCGCCACCTGCTGAAGAAGAGCAGTCAGATGCAACTGCTGAGTTATCAAAAACAGTAGAAGCCTTATCTGCTCAGGTGACGGAGTTGACCACGAAATTAAGTGCAGTGACCGACGAAGAGAAGCGCGGACTTGCAGGTGAAGGTGGCGAGATGCCTTACCTGTAATTGGGTAAGTCTTCATTTTTCGTATTCTTATTTTTTATCGAGTATTTACTTATGTTAGAAGCAACAAAAGTCGTATTAAACGCCTACATCAAAGAAGTAGCAAAGCAAAATGGTGTAGCGGATGCCACTCAAAAATTTAGCGTGACCCCTGCCGCCACTCAGCGCCTTATTGCTCAAATTCGTGAGAGCAATTGGTTTTTGAAACGCATCAATATCATCCCTGTTATCAACCAAAAAGGCGAAGCAATTGGTTTGGGATCTTCTGGCATGATTGCAAGTCGCACTGATACCTCTGGCGGTAAAACGCGTAAGACAAAAGTGGCACACAGCATGAAAGCCATGCCGTACCTGTGTGAGCAAGTCAATTTCGATACACACATTCGCTACAGTCAATTGGATGCATTTGCACACCTGAAGAACTTCAACACCATCATCTCAAATCAAACGCGTGAGCAGATTAATGCCAATAAAATCACCATTGGTTTTTATGGTGCATCCTGTGAAGCAAACACGAATTCGACCACCAATCCAAATGGTGAAGATGTGTGTAAAGGGTGGTTCCAAGCAATTCGTGATCATAACTCTAAAGCCATGCTGACGCAGGGTAAAACAGTCGATGAGATCCGCATCGGTGAAGGTGGTGACTTCATTAACCTTGATCTCGCGGTAATGAATGTTAAAGGTCTTCTTCATGATGCCTGCGAAAACGATGCGGATTTGATTGCGATCATCGGCACTGATTTGCTGGCGTATGAAAAAGCCAAGTTCTATGCGAAAAACGGCAACACACCAAGCGAAAAAGCAAAAATTGAAGAAACGCAAGTGATTGGTACCTACGGTGGTCTGCCTGCGGTGTCAGTACCAGGATTCCCACCAAGTGGTATTTTGGTAACAAGCTACAAGAACTTGTCTATCTACATTCAGGAAGGTTCAATTCGTCGCTCTGTTGGTAAGCAAAACGATGAGCGTGATCAGGTTGAAAACTTTGAATCCATGAATATCGCGTATGTTATCGAGCAAATAGAAAAAGCAGCTGCGGTTGAGTTCGATAACGTGAAGTTATGGATTGATGGCGCATGGGTATAACCCGCTTAATTAACTAGACACCCCCTCACAGGCTTGCGCTTGCGTTATCAAGAAAATGTACTGTACGTTTCTTGTTATTCGCTACGCGCTTAGCCTGTGTTTTAAAGGATATATCGCATGAGTCGTATGGAATTTGTTGGCAATAAAGATGATGTATATGAAAGCCAATTACCTGCAACCAAGCAGTACCCTGCACTCACGGTTGCAGAGTTTCAAGCTGTGTTTCATTTTTTAAGTAATGAGACAGAGATTGGCATTTTGCATTACCTCACTCTTGCGAGATTAACGGTTCACACTGAGCTTGTGGAAATGATCACTTTGCATGAAACGCTTGATCATGTTTCCGTGCATTGGTTTGGTGAGGCAGCACCAGGCGTATCGCTTTACAAACAAGCGGTATTCTCTCTGGCGGCAAATCGCATCGTAGGAAATAAACTCAGTACGGACGCCACCGCAGAGGCGGCAGACCGACAAGAAGCATTGCAACAAAAAGCGGGCAACTGCTTGGTGCAATACCGTCAAGCGGTTGATTTGCTGTTGAATGGAAAAGCAACCTATACCTTTGAAATGGTGTAAATAATGAAAGCATTACAAAGTTTAACTGAGTTATTTACCCAATCCGTTACAGATGCAAAGAATGTCGAGTTATGGGCTGAAAATGGTCAGATTGATTGCACTCAAGGGTTGAATGTGGATGGGTTTGATATTGCCTACACGGTAAATATCAACATGAGTAATGTCGATGTTCAGCCTGAAATTCTCATGATGCATTTGGTGACATGGCTTAATCAATACGATGTAGCCAGAGAAAGTAAAGGACTAGAGCCTCCCGCCTTTGCAACTCAGCGTTTAGATAACGGGCACTTTGACATTAAGTTGCAAGTGGATATTAAAGAAACTTATTCACTAGAAGAGAGCGCAACCGGTGCATGGAAACAAGGTGATGCTCGTCTTGATTGTGTCAGTGATTTTGCAATCGCTGCGATTGAAGATGAACTTCCGCTTCTTGAGTTTATTGGCTCTACGGGGGATTTACCTGAATGCAGCTAACGAGTCCTGAGCAATTAACCTCGATGCTCGAGAGCTTGGCGCTAAGTCCTACGCAAAAGTTCGAGTTGAATCGAAAAATGGCCAATCGCTCGCGTCAGTTCTTTCGGGCGCAAATTCGCGAGCAAAGGGACATTGATAACACGCCATATCAAGAGCGAACTCGACGAACAAGAAAGCAGTTAAATAATGGTGTCGTTCTCTCAACAAAAAGCAATAAGAACATGTTGATGGGATTGAGTCGCGCCTTAAAGACGCATGTGGATAACGATTCATTTGAAGTGGGCCTGACCGGTGTTCCTGCAAAAATTGGACGTCAACATAACGAAGGGCAAACAATGTCATTCACTACTCGTCTGAATGGATTTTATGACTCAAAAACCAATCAGTGGATGGGCGGAGTTAAAACCAAAAATAACTACCGAATGCCAAAACGAACGTTCATCGGCTGGACTCCCTCTCTTGAACGAGAATTGATGGCCATGATGCGTAATGAATTAGTAATGAATATGGAGCCATAAATGCGTGAGATGACAATTAAACCTGCCACGAAGGGCTTATTGGTGCGCGATCCAATAACGCGAGAGCCGCTAAAGGCCAGTGGCGAAATGAAACCTCGTAATGCTTATTGGTTGCGTCGAATTTTGGACACCTCTGTTGTAGAGGTGAATAGCAAGAAAAAGGAAGGGGTTAAATAGTGAGTATTAGCTTTAGTGAAGTTCCAGGCAACGCTCGCGTTCCTGGTGTATATATTGAGATTGATAACAGTTTGGCCAACAGTGCTGAGCAACAGCAATCAATACTTGTTATTGGTGACGCACTGGTGGCTGAAGGAGTGACACCAGCTACGCCTGCAAACAAAGTCATTCTTTGTATGAATGAAAATGTAGCCATTAAGCAATTTGGTGCAAACTCTGAGATTGCAAAAATGATGGCGTATCTTGATAAGCAAAATATCACATTGCCTGTTTATGCTATCAGCGTGGCAAATGCCGACTTAATGGTGGCCTTGGCATCTCTTGGTGATACGCAATACCATCATATTATTTGTGCATTGAACGATGAAACATCCATTCGCGATTTGGGTGAGTTGTTAGAAGCGCGTTATGACGCACTGCAAATGATACCGGCGATAGCGTATTTGCCGAAAAAGGGCACACACCCAGAATTGGTAACTTTTGGTAGTAAATCCAATTGCCCACTTATTAGTTTTATGTCCATCAATAATCTTGGTAACTCAGCCAATGAACCACTGAGCGATGCCGAAGCACTGGCAGCATGGGCAGGACAAATAGCGCAATCCCTTGCAAACGACCCATGTCGCCCACTGCAAACCTTAACGCTGAATGGCGTGTATTCGATTGCCACTAGTGAGTTTGATTGGTCTGAGCGCAATCTGTTGCTGCATGAAGGCATGAGTACCTACACGGTAACGGCCACAGGCTCAGTGCAAGTTGAGCGTGCAGTGACGGCGTACACTGAAAATGCAGCTGGCGTTGCAGATGATAGCTATTTGGATGTCATGACGCCTGCTACGGCCATGTACTTTCGAGAAAAACAACGCTCATTAATTTTGAGTAAATACGGTCGTCATAAGCTTGCAAAAGATGGAGCTAATTTTGCTCAAGGTCAAGTCATTGCAACGCCAAGTATGATTATGGGTGAGTTACTCACTCTGTACAAATCACTGGAATACAAAGGCATTGTTCAGGATTTTGATGGGTACAAAAAATCACTCATTGTCGTTCTTGATCAAGATAATAAGGTTCGCCTTAACTATCAAGACAGTCCGCAGTTCGTCAACGGTTTGATTATCGTGGCGGGTAAAATTCAATTTCGTAAATAACGTACTGGAGTAAGTCATGGGTACAAAAATAACGAGTCGTGGCTATTTGGATGCAGGCTCTCTTGGTCGATTGCCAACCAAAGAAGGTGGCACTTTGCACTTTGGTGGGATTAAACGAGCGCCTGTACTGGGTGATAGTGGCGTTCTTGGTTTTACCGAAAATTACGAGTCAGCCCCAAGCATTAAAGTGACGATTGCTCACGCAAACAGTACGGACGAAAAAAAGATCCAAGATTTTGTGGGTGAAAACTTAACACTCAATCTAAACAGTGGAAAAAAGTACACACTGATGAATGCGTGGACAAGCGATCCTCTTGAGTTAGTCATTAAAGATGGTCATTTGGATGTGCTGTTTGTGGGTACGGAATTAATTCCACTTTAACCAATGAAGGGGTTGTTATGCTTACCTTGTTAAAAAAACGTCAAGACCGCGCAGCAATAAAAGCGGCGTTAACTAATCCACAGGAGCAAGAAATTCAAGAAACCAGTGGAGAGCCTACGGTAGTACCAAGCGCATCGCCATCCGATCCTTTTGCGAATAAATCATGGGATGAAGTGCAGCGTATTCTTGAAACTGATCTAGGGTTTGTGCGCACACTTGCAGGCTTTGAAGAAAAGAACACATTCAAAAAAGAGTTGATTAAAAAATACAAAGAGCAAGCCGAACACTTACTTGCTACTCGAGCAAATTTAGAGGGGTTAGATCTGCTTTGGTGGTATTACATGTGGCAAGTGGATTGTGGCTTATTGGATCTTATTCATGATGATTTTAGAGCGGCTATTTCGCGAGGTTTATGTACACCGCAAAAATGGAACTCAAATGGTCAAGTGGCCTACTGCGATGTCATTTTTAAATACTCAGATAGCGCATACAAAGCGAAGGTTACATTCAATCACACCTATTTATCACAAGCGATCACCGATATTACTGAGGGTAAATTAGCCATTAATGCGCCGCTTAAAGTCAAAATGTTTCGCCTTGCAGGTAAGTTATTAGATGAAGCTGGTGCGAAAGAAGGCGCGCTTGCGTTATTTGAAGCTGTGATGCAAATGGACCCAAATCGAGGCGGCTGTAAAAAGCGTCTGCAAGAACTAAAAGAAGAGTTAGAGCATGAGCAAGAATAAACTCGTAAAAATAACACTACCAACGCCGATCATGAAAGATGATAAAGAAGTAACAACGATTGAGCTGCGAAAACCCTGCGCCGGTGATTTACGCGGATTAAATCTTACTGACGTATGCCAGATGGATTTTAACGCAGCTTACGAAATACTTCCTCGCATCTCAATCCTGAATGAGCGCGACCTGCTTGATATTGAAGTGGAAAACCTTACGCCGCTAATGGTGGGAATTGCAAATTTTTTCGTGAATACGAAACAATAATCGAGCAATTTAATCAGGTAGAAGATTTTTATGCCGATCTTGCTGTGGTGTTTCATTGGGCTCCTAGTGAGATAGATAAATTCAGCATCGATGATTTGATTTTGTTTCGAGAAAAGGCGCGCGTTCGCCACCAAGGGGAGAGCTGATTGCTCTCCCTTTTTTTTGTAAAAAGGAAAGCAACATGAAAATGAATTTATCGGTTGTCATGGATATTGTAGATAAAGTCAGAGGCCCACTAAAAGGCATGACAAGTGATTCAGACCATTACGCCAAGAAGATTAATGAAATAAAAAAAGTGCAGTCAGATGACAGCGCAGCCCTGCACCTTATTGACTCCTACAAAGCAATAGGTAAAGAAGTCGATAAGAGTGCGCTCAGTTTAAATGAAGCCAAAGACAAACTGACCGCTCTACAAGCAAAAGAAACATCAGCGACGAATGCAAAAAAAGCGTTAAACACAGAGCTTGAAAAACAAGTAAAGCGACTCGCCAAACTTAAAGCCCACTCAGACGCTGCAGGTGGTTCAAATAAAAAACTCAACAAGATGGTTCTTGAGCAATCCAAAGCACTTAAAAAATTAAGAGCAGAAGCTACGGCAGCCAATAAACCTAATGCCATTCTCACCAATCAATTAGCCAAACAAGCAGAAATAGTGGCGCGTCTTTCGAGAGTGAGCGGTGAGCATAACCAACGTTTAACTCAAGTTGGTAAGGTTATGAAAAAAGCCAGCATCGATGTAAGTAAGCTCGATGATGAATTTGCTCGCCTATCGATCAGCTATGACAGTCATGCGCCAAAAATTGATAAGCTCAGCAAGCGATACAAAAGACTTCAAACCATCATGACCCCTTTTAATAAGGTGCAAAAAACAATAAAAATGCCATCCATTGAAATGGCACAAAATGGTGCAATGGTCGGTGGTGCTGCGCTTGGCTCTATGGCGGGATTTGGCGTTATCATTGCTGATACGGCTGCGCAGGTGAATGAGTTATCAAGAGCCGCAAAAGATGTGGCAATGCCTGTTGATGCACTGCAAGCAATGCGACTGCAAGCCAAAGGTGCAGGCGCAGAAGCTGAAGATATGGATGCAGCAATCAAGGAGATGAATTTGCGTTGGGGTGAAATGAAAACCCTAAAATCTGGCGCAATGAATGGCTACTTTAAAGATACGGGCAATGGTCAAGCCTACAAAGATTTAATGAACGCCAAAAACTCAATGGAAGCCTACCAAGTATTACTTCGTGAAATTGCAAAAGAGACGGATGTATCTAAACAGAACTTCATGGCGGATGAATTCTTCGGGGGTGACAGTGAAAAAATGCTGTCGGTATTAAAAGCCGGTACCGATGGGCTTAATAAAGCAAAACAAGATCTTGAAGATACTGGCGGGCCAATCAGTCAGGACTCGATAGACTCTGCAAGTGAATTTGAAGGTACGTTTAAAAAATTAAGCGCAATCATCAACTCATTAAAAATCAGCGCACTCACTCCCATTATGAAAGAGCTGTCTGTTGTGTTTGGTGGTATCGCTGAAAAGATGAAGAACATGGACTGGAGAGCGGAGGCTGTTGAGGATTTAAGAAGAGTGGTGAGCGGTGTATTTACTGCGTTTAAGGCAATGGGAGGTGCTGTTTTATTTTTGAGTAATAATTTTTCTGAAATAGTGGCCACAATAGCCCTTGTAAAAATAGCATTTTTTGCGCTGAATGCTGTTATGTTTGCCAACCCTATCGGTTTGATTGTTGCCGCAGTAATGGCAGCAGGCGTTGCCATTATCTATTTAATCAGTAAATTCACCGACCTTGGCTCCATCATGAGTGGTATTGGTAGCTTTTTTGGTTTTGGCGATGAGGATGATAAATCCATCAAAAAGGTGGATGAAATGGCCACCAAGATTGACAATTTAAAAGATAAGAGCATAGAGCTCGGCGTCATTACCAATGAAACGGCGAATAAAACCACGAATAAACGAGAGAGCTCAACGTTCAACAATGGTCAATATAACCCGAGTCCTGGACAAATAAATTCAAGCATGAAACCTATGCAACAAATGACACCGTTAACCACTCAAAATATCCGAAGTCAATCGGAAGTGGCGTTAACAATTAAGTCAGAAAAACCAGTCACTGTTGATAAGGTAAGTAGTGATAAAGGGACTAATTTGAATATCGACGTAGGCAATATGATGATGAGTTATTAATATAAAAATAAACAAGCTTGGTCAAATATGAGTAATTTCACTATTTGACCAGGATATAAATCGACATCACTAACATCGAGTCTTTTAACAAAATCAATAGCTAATAATTTACAATAAAATCAACAATTCGAATTTAAAAAGCAATTGAAATATCACTACAATTACTAAATCAATGATGCCGCTAGTTAAGGTAATTGATGGTATGTTTTCAATTTAGGTCCACAATTTTTATATATGTCCATAATCGGTAATAATTGTGAGCAATACGCTAATTCATGCATAAGTGTTAAAAATCTAATAGTAAGTTATACATGTTGATATATATAATATTCTTTTCTTTCAAATGAGTTATATAATGAAAAAATTACTAATGCTATCAACATCTCTTTTACTTTTGGGGTGTTCTTCAACAAACAATTCATCATCACATGACGCCTCTTTTATTCCAAATTCCGAATCTAGTTTTACTTTTGGAGATCCGTTAAAAAGCGTTGTCCAATTAAATGTTGACTTGGTTTCCAATAATAAAATACAAAGCACTATTAATATCAACATGCAAAGACTTCCATTTCGAGCAAAATTCGATTTATGTGAAAATACGGGGAAATATAAAGAATTAAAAAAAGTGGTCATCGACAAAAACGGAAGTGAAACCCCTTTTTATGAAAACAAAAAAGTAAATTGCAATAGCGAAATCTCTATTAGCCATGATAAAAATTCAGGCTTTATTGCTTCATATAATTTAAACTTTTTAAGTGGTTTTGAGGTGAACACTGGAGTAAAAGGGTTTGAAAACCTATTACCATACACTGTTACTCGTAATGTGAGTAATCATGTTATAAGTGACATGGCAAAAAATGAACAAGGCCATATAATTCTTAATTTGAAAATATAAAAAAGACGATAACTTTAAATAAATGGCAAGTCTTGTTTTGGTAAAAGTATAAAGAGTGCGTTCAAGACCTCTTCTTGGTAAAATACCACTCGCTGTGGTTGGTGTGCAGAGCTACTGTCCTTGCACACCAATTAACAAGGCAAAAGCCATGACAACCCAAATAATAAAAGAAAAAATACACCAAGCGACAGAGCTTGCAGATCAATTACGCAAGATAATGCTTGAGATAAACAGCGCCGCTTGTGAAGAAATGACGCGTAAAGAAAAAGAAAGCCTATCCGCAACCGAAGAAATGTTACTCAGTGAAATGATAGCCCCAAGCATTCGCAGTGCCTCAGATTTGTATGGTCGCCTTACTTGCCTAGATAGCATTTACAATGGGGAAGCATAG